ATTATCAATCTGAAGCTGTGAAGGATTTATCCAAGAAACATAAAATCCCGGTGAAGATGTTGAAACAAATCGCTAAAATGCGCCACATGCAGAATTCTCTTTCTTCATTTCAGGAGCAAGAGCAACTTGAAATGTTATGGGATACTTTATCCGGTCCCAAGGTAATTACAGATGGCGAAGGATAAACCGATTTATAATGTCGCTGTACAAGTAGCTCCGGATAAATGGGAACACTTTTCAGTACCGGAACCTGTACAGCGATATGTGAAACAATTGGAAATGTATATTATGTATCCCGATTATAGTAAGCTTTTGGATCTATATCCTAAATTGAAGCCTACTGGGAAAAATCCTATTTGTTGTGGGTAATAAAATGTCTAGTGAAATGATTTGGGTGGAGAAATACCGCCCAGTGAAGATTGAGGATTGTATCCTTCCGCAGGAATATAAGGTTTTATTCCAACAGATTGCAAAATCCGGTGATATACTGAATTTTATCTTTTCAGGTACTCCAGGTATCGGTAAAACTACAGTAGCGAAAGCTCTTTGTAAAGAAACCGATTCTGATTATATGATGATAAACGGATCCTTGAATGTAAACCTTGATGTATTGAGGAATGATATTACTGGATTCTGTTCCACATTATCACTTGAAGGTGAACGTAAGGCAATCATATTTGACGAAGCTGACCACTTGAATAAGGTACACACACAGCCAGCACTCCGTGCTTTGGTTGAGGAGTTTTCATCAACAACAAGTTTCATCTTTACATGTAACCATCCGGGACAAATAATTCCGGCCTTGCATTCTAGGTGTAGCTTGGTTGACTTCAAAATTCCTTCAACCGAAAAGCCGGTGCTGGCTAAAAACCTATTGAATAGAATTGAGTATATCCTGAATTGTGAGAATATCCATTATGACCAGAAAGCTTTGATTGGTGTGATAATGAGATATTTTCCAGACTTCCGGAAAATACTGAATGAGCTTCAAAAGTTTTCAACTATTAGTGGTGACGTTACGGCTGAAATGTTGAACAATGGGGATGAACAGAAATTCACTCTTTTATATAAATACCTGAAAGAATCTAATTTTGATGATATTAGGATGTGGGTTGTGGAGAATATTGACATAGGTGTGACTCATATCGTGAAAGACCTTTACAAAGCGGTCCATCAAAGAAAGTTGGTGACACCAGAAACAATTCCAACAGCTTTGGATTATCTCAATGAAATGCAGAAAGCTGATCCGTTTGTAGCTGATAAGGAGTTGAATATCATGGCTAACCTTATCTTGATAATAACCCAATGTGAGTTTGTGTGAAATGACAGAAGATGATAAAAAGCTATTTCAATTTTTGGAAAGAGAAAATATAAGGCTTCTGAACAAGAAAAAAACCTTGAAATCCAAAATAGAAATCGTTGATTCAGATTTATTGGTGGTTCGTGATAAAATGACTTCAATGGCTAAACTTATCGAGGAATCGAAAAATGAGCAAAACAAACCATCATAGACAACATCAGCAACATGCTCCGAAATCATTTAAGAAGTTTCTGGAGAAAACTAGGCGAGCTAAAAGTGCTCAAATCCTAAAGAATGCTAATTGGAATGATGTTGAGGACTTGGAGGAAATTGATGAAGAAATTGATTTCCCTGTGATAAAAAAGGATGCTGACTGGGAGTATTATTAAATTGAAAAGGAGTATATTATGGTTATTTTAACTAATAATTATGATGTTTTTGGTGAAAGAATACCTTTAGGATATATGAAACCAAATAAAATCAATCCGGGATTCTACCCTAAAGGTCATCGATTTGAGGGAGAAAAAAAATATCCAACATTACCTCGTACAGTTTGGGATCATGATAAGGAAATGTATGTAATTCAAGATACTAAGGTTTGTGTGGATTGTGGAATTGAGAAACATTATAGTAAATTCTATGCTGATCCTTGGCAATATTTGAAATTCTATCTTCACCAGGAATGTGAAGTATGCCATCCACTTAGGAAAAATGGAACTTCAGAAAGAAAAAGTAATAAAAGAATCACTAATTCATCTTGTGTTGATGAAGGTTTAAAAAGGGCTTCCATTAAATGGATGAATAAAGAAGCTTCCATTGCTACTTCTATTTGCTCTGAAATAAGTAGTAAATTTAAAATTGATGATTATACTGATATTAAGTTATCCAAAAGACAATTAGATTATTTATCTAGGATTAATGTCACTTTTGATGAATTCTATATCCATTTTGATAAACAACTTTTAAATAATCCAGATATGGGTTGGGGTAATTACGGAACATTTTGGGAGGTTGATCATCATGAATCTAAAGCTAAATATAATATCAATCATTGGGATGATCCTGAATATTTAATCGTATTTGGTTTAGATAATTTAAAGGCTTTATCCAAAAATAAGAATCTCAAAAAGGGATTTAAATGATTGATATAACTGGTGAAACAATAGAAGAAGGAATTCCAGAGGAATTCGCTGGGTGGAAAAACCCCGAAATAAAACTGGGTGCGTGGTTGAAATCCATTCAGAAAACAAAGGAGGACCTTATGGATGTTGATAATGAACCTGATAAGGATTCTATTGTCAATTCCTATGCTCCTTATGTGATAAATCATTGTCTTATGGGAGATCCTAGGACAGCCATATTGGCAAATGAAATGAACAAGTTACATAATGAACTTGACAAGGAACAACAATATCATTTTTTATGCGATACTATTGAAAAAGGGTTCTACCCTTTTCGTAGATGGTTACGTCCAGAGAAAATAGAAAATCTTGAAATCATACAGAATCACTATTGCTATTCCAAAGAAAAAGCAAAGCAGGTTCTTGATATTCTAACGGATGATCAAGTTAATTTGTTGAAAAAACAATACTCATAAATAGAAAGGTCTTGAGAGGAAGATTTATGGATTATCAATTCTATCTGATATGATTACAAAAAGTATAATTATTATAAATAAAATGTATAATTGAATTTTTTTACATTTTATTTATTGGAGAAAAGAAGATGTTGGATACATTACTCGAAATTGAATTGAATGAACCGGATGACTTCCTTAAAATTAAGGAAACACTAACTAGAATAGGGGTAGCGTCCCGACAAAGTAAAACATTATTTCAATCTTGTCACATTTTACATAAAAGGAATAAATATTATATAGTACATTTTAAAGAATTATTTGCTCTTGATGGTAAACCTACCGATTTTACCGAGAATGATAAAGGACGGAGAAACGTGATTACAAAGCTTCTGGCAGAATGGGAGCTATTGACAATGGTTACTCCAGAAGCATGCGATGAACCTACGGTGCCTATATCGCAGGTGAAAATTATTCCATTTAAGGAAAAAGAAGAATGGGAATTGATTCCAAAATATAATATAGGGAAAACGAAAGGATATGATGAATGAATTGATATTGAAATATTATAAGATATACAAAGAAGCGCCGGAACCAAAAGTGATGACTGATGGTTCAGCGTGTTTTGATTTGAGTGCTTTTTTACCAGACAATTCCTACGTGACGTATTATAATTGTCAAAATACAAAACGGAGCTATCAAGCTTTGAGAGGTGTTAGAATTGGATTGGGTGAAAGATTCCTGATTCCTACTGGTTTGATACTTGATATTCCGAAAGGATATTCCGTTAGGATTCATCCAAGAAGTTCCATGTCATTGAAACGTGGAATGATCCTTGCTAACTCTGAGGGTGTTATTGACTCTGATTATGTTGAACTAATTGTATATAATGGTTTCCAATATCACTTCCACAATGTTGAATATTGAGGACGGGGAACGTATAGCTCAAGGTGAATTGATTTTGTCTCCCAGAATATATTTGGAAGAAACTGAAGAACAACCTAAACAAAAAACCGACCGCGAAGGGGGTTTTGGGAGCACAGATGGATAGTCAAATGAAATTATCTGACCATTTTAAAATATATGAAATGGTTAGAAGTTCCACAGCTACTAGATTGGAAATAGATAACACACCAGCTCATGCGGAAATTGAACGAGCTATGTTGTTGGGTGAAAAATGTCTTGAACCTATTCGAGATAAGTTTGGACCATTCGGACCTAATTCATGGTTTCGTGGGGAGGTATTAGAAAAAGTTATTACCAAGAAATCATATACTCGGTGGGCTATCAATCAAAAATGGGATCCTTCGGATGATGGTGTTTGGGCTAAATATTTTTCTCGTAAATCCCATCCAAAAGGTGAAGCCGCGGATATAGAAATTATTGGTGTGGATAATGAAGAATTGTTCCAGTGGATACAAGACAATTTAGAATTTGACCAGTGTATTCGTGAGTTTGGGAAACCAAATGATCCGACTTCTGGTTGGGTTCATATCTCCTATAAAGAAAAAGATAACAGACAATCAACTTTTAGAATTCCATAGGGCTTGACAAATCTGTTTTGTTGTGTTATAATGTTTAAAATTAAGTAATGAATATTTAATCTAAATCCAAGTGAGGTGAACCATGGCTAAAGCCAAATTACATGAAGTGATTGCATCCGAAAAAGATGCTAAATCTAAAGCTCAATCTATAATTTCCGAAACTGTAAAAGTTTTCAAGAAGCCAGAAAACTTCCAGGCATTCGTGAAAACCTACAAACCTCGTAATGAAGAGGGAACTCAATTTCCGGAAGAACGGAAAGAATTGGTTACCACTGTGAAGGATAGATTGAATTTCTCCTTCTAAACACCTTTCTAATCTTTACAACCTGTTGGGTCGTAAAGCTGCTACAAATCAATTGGCGAAAGCTGATTTGGTTGTTGATGGCGTTACTATTGCCGAACAAGTTCCAGCAACCCTTTTACTGGATTTGGAAAAGGAATTCCGTGAATTGTTACATACTTTTCGTGCAATTCCTACTTTACAATCCGATGTTGCTTGGGAAGATGACCCAGCAGCTGCTAAGAATGTGGTACGAACAAAGCATCCTGAAGAAAGAATCCGACAGGAACGCCAGAAAGATTTTCGTATCATTTCTGAAGCAACCAAAGAACACAAGGCACAAATTGCCGAAGTGGAGAAAACCATTGATGCCGGTATGTGGACGACACAATTCTGGTCTGGTATGATTTCTTCCGCTGAAAAATCTCGGATGATTGAGAATATTGAATTGCTCTTAGTGGCTACAAAGAAAGCCAGAACCAGAGCAAACAACCAAGAAGTGGTTGATTTCAAACTCGGTCAATCCGTTAAAGAATTCGTCCTGAACCATGAACCTGTTCAGGAGTAAACATAATCTGGTCAAGTTGACGTTAATGGTGTCCAGAGTGGCACCATTCAATTTTAGGGTTCGCCCATGAATTTGAATTTATTAACCAGACAACCTGATTAATCCCCTAAGCGGGGCATAAAACTATCTAGTAAGAATCTTGCTCGTCTAATGTATCGTGAAATCGACCTAGGCTTCAACAAGAGGTCAGGGGTTCAAATCCCCTTCGTGGCTCCATCAAACTAATACTATATGCTACGATAGCTCAGTGGTAGAGCGCTTGTGTTAATTTAAAGAGTAAGAGAAATGAAAGATATGGGTTTATGAAAAAAAGTTCTAGGTGTGTCCTAGAGTCCTTTTTAGCACTTCATACTGAATGTTGCCGGTTCGAGTCCGGCTGGACCCAGAGGGGTTCATAACTCAATTGGAAGAGTATCAGTTGCTATCTGATAAAATAGTTATTGAAAACTACTTAGGTAGGGGAGAAGGATATTCTCCTCTACCGTTATCATAAAAGAAAGAATGTGGAGTTATTACGGTTCTAAATCAAAATTAGTCAAATATTACCCTTCACCAAAATACAATACAATCATTGAACCATTCGCTGGTGCGGCATGGTATAGTGTAACTCATAGAAAAAATAATGTTATTTTGAATGAAAAATATGATGTTGTTTATAATATTTGGAATTGGCTTATAAATGAAGCTGAATCTGAAGAATTTTTGGAAGATATTGTTTTTCATAGAGGTGATAGAATATATAATATTGTTCCTGATAAACGAAAAGAATATCAAGACCTTGTTGGATTTATGTCTTACAGAGGTGGTGCATCCCCTTTCAATAAAATAGGAAAATGGGCTTGTGGTAGTAATAATAATGAAAATGCTGAAGCAACCGATATTCATAAAAGATTAGTTGAAATATCACAAAAAGTCAAAGAGATAAAACATTGGAAAGTTATTCATGGTGATTATCGAGATTTACATGACACCGAAGCGACTTGGTATATAGATCCACCATATCAATTTGGTGGAGAGCACTACAAAGAAAGTGCTGATAATATAGATTTTTTAGAATTGGCTGAATGGTGTAAAAGCCGAAAAGGTCAAGTTATAGTATGCGAAAACACAAAAGCCGACTGGTTACCGTTTGAACCGTTGGTGAAAATATATGGTTCGAAAAAGAAGTCAACCGAAGCGATTTGGTTAAATGATGGATTCAACCTTTTTGATATGTAACAATGAGAGAAATACAATATACTAATGCTTTATGTGTTGGTAATAATATTCTATTTACTGCTGTTGATAAAAAGACAGGAGTGAAATCCCACCAGAAAATAAAATATCAACCCACAATTTATTCTTTACAGGATAAACATCTTTCAAAATCTCATGGGTATAAGACTCTGAATAATGAGCAACTTGTACCGCATGATTTCGATTCTATATCCACCCTTAGGTATTATATAGATGGGTTTGATGGCCAAACAGAACATCTTTATGGAATGCTTTCCCATAATTATTCCTATCTAAATGAAATTTTTCCCGAGCAAGAAATTGAATACGATAAAAATTTACTCAAAATAGCCAACATAGATATTGAGGTTTCATCTGATGAAGGATTTCCGAAACCAGAAGATGCTAATGGTGAAGTGACTGCTATCACTGTTGAGATAGAAAATCTTTATTATGTTTGGGGATGTGGTGATTACGAAGCTAAAGCAACAAATGAACGATATACAAAATGTGATAATGAAATGGATCTTCTTGAATTATTTCTTATCTTTTGGCAAAAACTCAATCCAGATATTGTGACTGGTTGGAACATAGAATTCTTTGATTTTCCGTATCTCATTAACAGAATAACAAAATTGTGGGGTGATCCTGGTGTTGATGGCAATGACAATCGCAAGTATAATAAAATGGTGAAGATGCTTTCTCCGTGGGGAATGTTTAAGGAAAGAAATGTTTTCAAAATGGGTAGAAATCAAAAAGCCTATGATATGTTGGGTATTTCCACACTTGATTATATGGAAATGTATTTTAAATATATTCCTGGCGAAAAAGAATCCTATCGTTTAGATTATATTTCTCATGTTGAATTAGGAGAAAGAAAGCTTTCCTATGAAGAGCATGGTTCACTCCTGAAACTCCACCAGAATGATTACCAAAAATTTATTGAATATAATATACAAGATGTAAAGCTTGTTAAACGATTAGATGACAAGCTTAAATTAATTGATATGGTTGTTGAATTGGCGTATTCCGCTAAGGTGAATTTCAATGATGTTTTCTCCCAGGTTAGGATGTGGGATGTGATGATATACAACCATCTGAAAAATAAAAATATCATTATTCCATTCAAGAAACAATTTGACAGAGAACAATTTGATGGAGCTTATGTGAAAGAAACTGTTCCTGGTAAGTATAAATGGATTGTTTCATTTGATTTGACTTCGCTATATCCTCATTTGATAATGCAATATGGAATTTCACCTGAAAATTTTGTAAAGAATCATCCAGTTTCTTTGCAAAAAATGGTTGATGGAGAAGAAGATTTATCTTGGTTGCCTTTGAATAATCAAACAATTTGTCCTAATGGATCTGTTTTTAAAAGAGAATTAGGATTTATGGGTGAAATGTTGGAAACACTTTTCTTGAAACGAAAAGAATATAAGCAAAAAATGATTCAATCAAAGAATGAATTGGAACTCAAGAGAAATGATCATGGATTTACAGACCGAACAGAAGCAGAAATTGAAAACGATATAGCCAAATATGACATTATGCAACAATCAAGAAAGGTTGGATTGAATTCAGCTTATGGCGCTTTTGGTTCAAATTATTTCCGATTTTATGATAAACAACTGGCCGAAGCTGTAACACTTTCAGGACAGCTCAGTATTAAATGGTTGGAGAAACGTCTGAATAAATATCTGAATAAATTACTTGGAACTACTAATTTTGATTATGTGATAGCAGCTGACACTGATTCGCTTTATGTTTCGTTTGATAAATTGGTTGAAAAGATAAAACCTGATAATGTGGTTGATTTTCTTGATAAAGTTTCCGAGGAAAAAATTCAACCATTTATTGATGATTGTTATGAGGATTTGGCTGAATATGTAAACGCCTATCAACAGAAAATGTTTATGAAACGAGAGGCGATAGCGGAAACTGCTATTTTCACAGCAAAGAAAAGATATGCAATGGCAATTTGGGACAATGAAGGAGTAAGGTACTCCGAACCCAAATTGAAGGTAACGGGATTGGAGGCGGTTCGGTCCTCCACTCCCGAGGCTGTGAGAAATAAAATTAAGGAAGCATACATGATAATGCTTCTTGGTACTAATTCCGAATTGATTTCTTTTAATGAGAAATTTAGAAAAGAATTCAAAACATTACCAGCTGAGGATATAGGAATGCCTTCTGGTGTGAAAGGATTGAAAAAGAATTCCGATGGTGATTTCACTTGGAAGAAAGGAACACCAGCACATGTCAAGGCATCGTTTGTATATAACCGTATGATTTTCGAGCTTGGTCTTGAAAAGAAATACGAACCTATCAAAGAAGGTGAAAAGATAAAACGGATTCACCTGAAGATGCCTAATCCTTCCAAACATGAGTTGATAGCAATACTAGATGGGTTACCACCTGAATTTGGTCTGGAGGATTATATAGATTACGACCAACAGTTTGACAAGTGTTATAATAAACCTCTCGGAGTCCTATGTGATTTCATAGATTGGACAATGTCCGAGGAATTTAATATGATGGATTTCTTATAAGGAGATTATTATGAGTAGAGTGAAATATAGATTAAGGAATATCAAAGACATTAATAGTATTAAAACTAAAGTTGATTATAGCTTTCAATCCAAATTCAGATGGGGATTGAAAGAACAAAGATCATTTATACATTCTATTTTGAGTGGAATAGCGGTTTCTCCGATAATCATTGCAGATGTTGATGAATGTCTTTCCAGATCCGTATATCAAAGGGATGTTGATTATTACCAATCTTGTAAAGATCAAGGATATATATGGATTATTATTGACGGTAATAATAGAAAACAAACAATTGAACAATTCTTGGATGATAAATTTAGTATTTTGTCAAGAAGTGAATCTTATATGGATGTTAATGGTAATGCTTTGAATGTATCCAAAGAATCTAAATTTTCAGATTTACCATCTTCATTATGTGATGTTATAAGAAATTCAGAATTACTTTGCTATGAATATATTGAAGCTAGTAGGGAAAATTTATCCTCAATTTTTTTGGCTATAAATGATGGTATAGAACTCAATCCTCAAGAAAAAAGAAATGCTAAGGATGTTCCTATTGCTAAATATATCAGAGATTTTTCCAAGAAGTTTGATGGAATGTTTACTAATTTTTTCCCAAAATTTGTTGGGAGAAGATTTGGTGATGAATTGATTGCTAAGTTGTCAATTTATATCACAAGGGGTAAAGGATCTTATTNTATAGGGAATAAAATGATTGATTCTTCTTATGTTATTTCATCTCAAGAGGAAAAGAATTGGAAAATAATTGAAAAATCATTGAAAAAATCCTTCATTATGGCTGAAAAGTATTTGCCTAAAAATATCAGCAAATCAAATTTCTTTGATTTTAATGTCTTGTTGAGAGAATTGGAAGAAAGAAGCTATAAAATTGTAAATGAATCACTTTTTACCGAAAGATATTATGAAATAATCAAAGAATTTTTGGTGACGAATTATAATCATACGGTTTATATTAAAAATGATAAAAATAATATTAACCAAAAAATTATTTGGAAGGAAGCAACAAGAAAGATGAGTGAATCTGAGGATTTTATCCCTAGATTATACACATTGATGTATTTTCTTTTCAGGGATGGCACACCTTCATTTTTGATTCAGCTGGATAAAAATAGAACAGCCACTGAAACTCAAAGAATAGAGGTGTGGATCAGGGATGGTAAAAAAGAATCTTTGAGTGAAATTCTTGATGGAAGTAAATTTCATGCTGATCATGATACAAGACACACTGATGGTGGTAAGACAATCACTTCAAATATTAATATGACACGAAAAGAAGCTCATCGTGAAAAAACAAGAAAAGAAAATTCTAAAGCAGCTTGAAAGGTCTAAAATATGAGTAACGGAAAAGAAATCAAAAAATATCTATTTACCTGCAAGTGATGTATGGCTCTCCGCTGATGAGGCGTTGGACTTGGGTATTTGTGATAAAGTAGCTTATCTATAGAAAGGAAATCGATGAGATTAAGACTAGATGGTAAAGAGCTTCGCCAGAAAGAAGCGAAAGAACGTCAAGATGAATACAATGCCTTGACGGTGGAGCAACGGATTGACCGTGCTATTTCCCGTCCTGGAGAATCCAAACGAGAACTTGCCCGACTGAGAGGTGAGATTTCCAAAAAGAAAGGCAAGAAGAAATGAAATGATATATAATGATTTTGATGTGATTGATAAGAAATATTCCATTTTGTATTCCGACCCACCTTGGTCTTATTCAACATGGAATAAATCTGAAGGTGATTCTAGTGTTACTAAAACAGCTGAGAAGCATTATCCAACCATGGATGTTGGTGATATAAAGAAAATACCTGTTGCTGATATAGCCGAAGATGATTCGGTGATGTTAATGTGGGCTACATATCCATGTCTACATGAAGCAATGACATTGATGGAATATTGGGGATTTGAATATAGAACCGTAGCGTTTACCTGGGTGAAAAAGAATAAAAAATCAAATACTTGGTTTGTTGGATTAGGTCACTACACAAGAGCTAATGCTGAAATTTGTATCCTTGGTAAACGTGGTAGGGGAGTGAAAAGGGAAAGTAATAATGTCCATTCGGTTTTGGATAATAGAATTGAAGGACATTCAAAAAAACCTAGATGAAACAAGAACCAGAATAGAAGAGCTTTTCGGTNAACAAACGAGAATTGAATTGTTTGCTAGACAAGCCTATGATGGTTGGGATTCTTGGGGTAATCAAGTATCAGAAAAACAAAACAATTTATTTAATTTTTTAGAAAGGTAAGAATAAATGACAGATTTTCTTAAAGACCTGCTNAAGGTTTCAGGAAATGAATANGCNTCNNTNGCATCTGATGGAATTATATCAGCGGATATTACTTCTTACATTGACACTGGAAGTTATATGTTAAATGCTTTAGTTTCTGGTTCAATCAACAAAGGGATTCCAAGTCCTAAGATTACCGTTTTAGCTGGAGAATCAACAACAGGAAAAACATTCTTTCTGATTTCAGTGCTAGCTAATTTCCTAGTGCAAAATCCAGAAGGTGTGATAGTCCTTTTTGAAACTGAAGGTGGAATATCTAAAGAAATGCTAGAGGACCGTGGTGTTGAAACTGATAGAATCCTTGTAATGCCGGTTTCTACAATAGAAGAGTTTAGGTTACAATCATTGAAACTTTTAAACAAATATTTGGATGATAAATCTAAAGTTCCTATGTTGTTTTGCCTTGACTCTTATGGGATGCTTTCAACCACAAAAGAAACGAGTGACACAGCTGATGCAGCTAAAATGGACACCAAGGATATGACAAGGGCGCAACTCACAAAAGCAACTTTTCGTGTATTGACGTTGAAACTAGCAACTGCTGGAATCTCTCTCCTGGTAACGAACCATACCTATGATTCAATGGGAATGTTCTCAAAGAAAATCATGAGTGGTGGTCAAGGTATCCATCTAGGAGCTTCATCCGTGATATTTCTTTCAAAGAAGAAAGAAAAGGATGGTACTGAGATAGTGGGAAATATCATCCATTGTCTGAATTACAAATCAAGAGCCACGGTTGAGAATAAAAAGATTGATGTTTCTCTCAATTACACAACCGGATTAAATAGATATTATGGTTTGATTGACCTTGGTATAAAATATGGTTATCTCAAGGCGATCAGTAATAAAATTGAATTTCCTAATGGTGAAAAAGCTTTCTCCAAGGCGATTTATAAAAACCCCGAAAAATGGTTCACACAGGACGTTTTGGATGAACTTGATAAACTGGCTGGAAGAGAATATCTTTATGGTCAACCAAAGGAGGAAGATGAAACCATACCAAGCATCAACTAAAATAAATACCAATGTTCCTCAACAAATGTTTGAGATTGAAGTTCCGGATATGGAAGGGAAATTTGTTATATTGGATAAGGAATCTGATGGTGGGAAATTTCATCCTGTGCGTCTGGAAGATGTTGGTGAATTTTCAGGAATTATTTTACAATTTGAAACAATAAATTTATCTGAGGATGCCAACGAAGATGGAACCTTTACATTTTCATTTGATTATGATATACTGTTTGTTCCTGAATCAATTAAGGGAAAGGAATTCTCCGACGAACAAGAGGAAGAATTTGACGAATTAATTGGAGATATTATTAAATTTCTCATTATGAAAAACGAAACTGAACCTGGAGAAATTAAGAATGCAGAGAACTGAGCTGGTGATATTGAAGAATCTTATATATAACATCACTTTTACTATGAGAGTGTTTCCATATATAAAACGAAAATACTTTGATGAATATCCAGAAGCTCAACTTTTCCGTTTGATTCACGACCACATAAAAAAATACAACATGCCTCCGAGTGAGGAGGCATTATCTATTTCCTTGTCTGAGGATTCTAAACTTGATGATGATACCTTTAAGGAAATAACAACTATACTTGATGCTATATCCAAAGACCAAACTGAAGTACAAGAGGATTGGTTGATGGAGACAGCTGAAAAGTGGTGTAAAGAAAGGGCTGTATATTGTGCTGTCAATGAAAGTATCCAAATTCTGGATGAACCTAAAAAGAATAATGGGGAAATACCAACTCTTCTTTCGGATGCTTTGGGTATTACTTTTGACCCTAATGTTGGCCATGATTATGTTGAATCTTATGCGGAACGATTTGACCTTTTGCACACCAAGCAAAATAAAATGCCTTTCAATTTAGAATGGTTCAACAAGGTAACTCAAGGAGGGGTTGAATCCAAAACTCTTAATATTATTTTAGCTGGTACTAATGTAGGTAAATCTTTGTTTATGTGTAGTGATGCTGCTCATAAAGTGACTATAGGAAAGAATGTTTTATACATATCCTGTGAAATGGCTGAGGAGAAAATCGGTCAAAGAATTGATGCTAACATACTTGACATAGCTATGGCTCAAATGGGTGCTTTGGATCGTGATGCTTTCATAAAGAAGTTTGAGACTAAGAAGAAGGATTTTGGTAGAATGTTTATCAAAGAATATCCACCATCATCCGCTAATGCTGGACATTTCAAGCATTTATTACAAGAATTGAAACTGAAAAAGAAGTTTGAACCTGATGTTGTTTACATAGATTATATTAATATTTGCGATTCACAACGAGCTAAACTGGCACAGGGGATGTATACCTTTGTTAAAGCCATTGCTGAGGAACTTCGCGCTTTGGCTGTGGAATTCAATGTGCCAGTTTGGTCCGCAACACAAATGAACAGGGATGGATATGATTCTTCTGATCCTGGATTGACGAATACATCTGAAAGTTTTGGTTTACCAGCCACAGCTGATTTCATGTTTTCCATGATGCAGAATGAAGAACTTGCTAACATGAGACAATTCCAAGTGAAACAACTGAAATCAAGATATGGTGATGTTGGTTTGAACCAGAGATTTTATATAGGTGTGGACAAACAATTCATGAAGCTGTTTGACGTAAAACAACAAAATACGACTACGACACAACCAGCTAATAATACCACACAACCAGTAAAATCAAAAAAGAAACATATAATAATACCAAAGCAATTGAAATTCAACTGATTATAAATAAGATAACACAAGAAAAATCGAAAAGGTTCGGGTTCCGTGTGAGTGCGAAATGGGGGATAAAAATATCTTTCCTAGGAGAAAAGAACCAGGTGTTGCTAGCATCTGGACTCATTATATCAATTTTAAGAACTTCCGTTTGAATCGGGTATGTCTCGCGCCGGTTTTTCTTTTTCACGGACGCCCATTTTGGGGTCCATAATCCGTCTCGCCGAAAGGGAGACATTTTAATATAAGGAGGCCACATGGCTCTTAATGCAAAATTGATCCACAACCACCCTAATTTCTTCCTTGATCATTTTCTTGGACAGGATGATTTCTTCAATAGATTCACCAAAGAATTTTATTCGGGAAGTGATTCTAATAATTATCCTCCATACAATGTCAAGAAAATTGATGAAACAAAATTCTCTGTTGAAATGGCTCTTGCCGGTTTCAAACAGGATGACATATCAATCGAACTAGAGGATGGGACTTTGAAAATCAGTGCTTCCGTTAAAGAAGACACGGAAGATGATGTAATATATTCACATAGAGGAATCTCCAAAAGAGATTTCACCAGACAATTTACTCTGGCTGAATATGTTGTTGTGAAAAATGCTTCATTCGTTGATGGTATTCTTACCGTTGATTTGGAGCGTGAGGTTCCCGAGGAGAAGAAACCTCGGATGATTGCTATTAATCAATAATCTCCTTCAAGCCTCCAGGTTACTGGTGTGTGCTTGGGGGCTTTCCAAAAGAAAACAATGAGTTTATTCGATACATTGGATACAATAGCTGATGATTTCTTAGATGATTATATGGATGCTGAAGATCCATCCGAACAGAAACAAACCCGTTTGAATTATGAGAGAAAATTATCTAAGGATTTAAAAGGGAAAATGTTTGATGGTAAAAAAATAAAGAAGATAATTTTTGGACCACCAAAGAATAATCGAATTCCTGTTATTGTGAATGGTATTAATTTTGACGACCATAATAAATTAGAAGGTAAATTTTCTGAATCGGCTGAATTTGTTACTTATGATGGTAGAAGATTTATTTTCAAGACAGCTGAAGGTAAGAAAGTTTCGTTTGATACTTCCGTTTTTAAGGCAGCTTTGAAAAAAGGTAAGGCTTCTAAAATGGTAACATTGGATGATATGTCTATTCCTTATTCGGAAGGGTTCAAGATATTCGGAAAATATTTTGATAACAGAGAATTGAACCGTGAGGATATGGGATATTGGCAAAAATATGTTGAAGAAAATAGAAAAAGTGCTTGACAATTTATAATCATTATGATATTATGGTGTTGAAAGATGAGTTATATAATAATTTAACACTATATTTTGAGGTTATTATGAATTTTGATGGCACGTGGAACAAAATGAAAATTGATCCATCCGAATGTATTATTTGTCACCGACCACTGACTACACCTGAAAGTGTGGAAGCCGGTATAGGTCCTGAATGCCGAAGGAAAAACCACTACGTTTCCGAATGTCGAGAATGGACAAAAAAAGCAGCTTGTGCGGCTGAGAGCAAAGATTGGGATTTGCTTTTCAATTATGCTGATGAAATTGAAAAAATGGGTTATAAGAAATTCGCTGATAAAGTCCGAGCGAAATATACCGTTGTTTCAATTGAATGGGATGGTGACCATACGTATTATATGAAAGTACCATTTTCCGAACATTTCAATATGATACGTCGAGAAAGGGGTTACCGAAAAATGATTTGGAATCCTAAAGATGCTGTCTTATCCAATGGTGATCCACATCCACACCGAAAGACATGGGAATTTGATTCAGTCAATAAAGGATTGGTTGTTTCTATGATAAAAGAAGTATGGAGCGGCCAAATGGCTTCCGGTCCTAAAGGATTATTTCAAATGTAGGATTTATGAAAAGATTTAGTCAAATTCAAGAAAGCCTGGGTCTTTTCCATCCTTCAAAAGTTGGGTCCAAAGTCACCTTCAAAGGCAAAGAATACACTATCCAATCAATGACTTTCTACAAAAACCTGAAGGGTAAGGTAGAAAAGTTAAATCCAAAAGAGATTATAAGCTCAACAGGATGGGACATTGCTGGATATTTGATGACTTTGGTTGATGACAAGATAATAAAATACATAGCACTACATAAAGATGATCCGAAAATTTCAGGTTCAGGAGGCGCGAGTCCGAGAAAATATCATCCGGATTTGGACTATACGAAAAGCCTTGAAGGTAGAAACCTGAAACCACAAGATTTTGGATTCAAAGAAAATACCAGCCTAAGAGATTTCACTAGAAAAATTATAGAATCGATAGACCAAAGACCTGATTTGAAGGCGACTGAAAAATCTTTTTTGACTCTATTGACGCTCTCCGTGAAACGTGGTGTAAACCATAAAACACTAAATACATTTAGACTTTCACCAGAATTTATCTTCCAAGTGGAGAAGAATTTTGGTGAATTGCTGGGTCCACTTTATGTGAAAAACCAAGATGATTCATTGACTGATGTTTTTTATCCTGAAGGGAAGAACGAACCATTTTATGATTTCAAGATGGTAGGGTCAAAGACAATTACTGTTTCATCAAAGCAATTAGGAAAAACCACCAATCAAATCAAGCCAGTTTTTCTTCTGAATTATGCCGAATCAAAAGGTATAAAAGGGAAGGAAATTGACGTTTTAAAATCCATCGAGGAAGGTTCAGTAAGGGATGGTGTAGTTCGAGCCGGTGCAACTTTGAAACTGACCGGATTCACACCAGAATTCCAAGAGCAATGGATTGCTGATTCAATTGGCATGGAACCAGATTGGTCCTTACCTATCTACAAAAAGTTTTTTAAAGCTATTAATTTCTCCGTGGATGAAAGCACTACATACGGTGATGTATTTTATAAGATAGAACGCCATTTCTTGAACGAGGCAAATCAGAAGCTGAATTTCGATATATTCAAACGAAACAGCATGATGGTATTGAAATTCAAATTGAATGAAGAGAACCATCCAGTTTGGGAATATTCCAAGGCTGAAAAAATGACTTATTCACTTTTCTCTAGTAATACAAGACAACGCTGGATAGATAAGATAGGATTAAAGGTAGAATAATGATAGAAAGATTTAAAGAATTTATTGTTGAAAATGAAGAAATACTTACTAATTTATCTGGTATTGGTGATTTGGAAAAATGGAAATCTACTAAAAATTCTATAACATATAAAGTGAAAGTAGATGATAGACAATCAGCTTTGGATAAAACTTTGAGTATTGTTTCCTCAGCCACCTCCGCCATGACTTCATTATCATCATTTCCTATTGCTAAATTTAATAGTGATGGTATTGAATATAGGATTGTTTTTAAACCAAAATCTGGTGGGATGACAGAAACAACATTGAATTCTACTATTACGGAATTAATACCATGTTTGATTTGGATATATAATATTTCAGAAAAGAAACCAGAAGATTTGTATAAGAAAATTATTGGTTTGGGTAAAGATAAAATATTATCTTCTTCATGTTTTTTAAATCAAAAAGATGCGTTATCAGGATATAATTTTATTGAAAAAATGGAAACATCTTCTAAATTTAAAGAGAAGATGGAAAATGCGATAGGTGTTTATAAATTTTTAAAAGATTTTAATTCGAAAGAAGGTATTAGTAAAGTTTATTGGACATATCGAGCGAAACCAGAAGGTGTGCCATCCAATTCACCAGCGGATATAATATTGAAATTAAAGAATGGAAATTTATTTGGTGTGAGTTTAAAAGCTGGTGGTAAAAAAACAAAAGAACCTTTGCTTAATACGTATGTTAAACCTATTTTGAAATTTTTTAATGCCAGAATAAAACCTTTACAAAAAGAATTGGATTCAAAAGTTTATGCTGTCCTAGGTATGCCCGGATCGAAAGATCATCGGCAAACTAAAAGAATGCTGATTGATTTGGAGAAAAGTGATTCTAAAAAATATAATTTATTTTATGATAAGGGTTTGGATATAATTAGAAAATATTTAACAAATATTATGGGTAAGAATTTGAATGATTTTATCGATTTCGCTAAAGAGAAAATTTTGAAAAAAAGTGATTCTGTTCCTGTTGATATTGTTAAAGCTGTTGGTGATTCTTATAAATTAGTCAAGGATGCTGATGAATTGGAAAGGTTATTATCTCTTGTAGATTCTATGACTATCAAAATGTCAAATAAATCCAAACAAAATTTTTCAGTTTTTTTGAATGATCAGGGTAAAAAGAGTGAATTATTATTTTCTGTTAGATCCAATAAATCAGGATCTGATCATAAATTAGGCCAGTTTTTTAATTTGGCAGTTAAATATAACGGATTAAAATAATGATACGTTTCTATACATACCAAACTGAAAATTTAGTTAATGGCAAGCTTTATGTTGGTATGTGTTCTCCCTTATTCCTCTTTAAAGGCAATAAGATTTAGTAAAAAATATCAACTAAAAATAAACTATTTATGTTAAGATTTAAACAATTCAATACGGAGAGCGCCTTATCAAGTGCGGATCTAACCGAAGGTAAAGACGGTAAGAACCTGCACTTGGAATGAACATTTGGAGGACGAGCTATACAATCTCGGTGTGGATGGCACTAGGTCTGCTATCAATTTCCTTAGGTCTGTGAGAGATATGCTCCGTGGTAATTCAACATCAAAAGTTAATATAACAACCAAATGGGATGGAGCTCCAGCCATTATTTGTGGTATTGATCCTGAAAATGGTAAATTCTTTGTTGGTACTAAATCCGTTTTCGGAAAAACCCCGAAGAAAAATTATACAAATGAAGATATTGCGAATAATCACCCAGCAGAAGGACTTGCTTCGAAGCTAAGAATAGCTTTAGCTAATCTCAAGGATCTTGGAATAAAGGATGTGATTCAAGGTGATATGATGTTTTCGAAATCCGACCTTTCAAAGGAGAAGATTGATGGAGAATCATTTATCACCTTTCAACCTAATACTATTCTTTACGCTATTCCTAGTGATTCTGAACTTGGAAGACGGATTTCAAGCGCTAATATGGGTATCGTTTTTCATACTCTTTATTCTGGTGGTGATACTTTGGCCGATATGAAAGGTTCGTTCAACATAGATATTTCTGGACTCAAAAAATCAAACAAGGTGTGGTTTCAAGATGCTTCATTCAAAGATGTTTCC